AGGCATTTGTTATTTCTCCACACATTCTAAAAATCCAATTGCTATGTTGTAGCGATAACCTAAATGGAACTTTGTATCAAACTTGTATTTATCTAAATCTGGATAACCAGTTATGGGTTCTTCATCATTGTCTTCAACATTCACAGCACAACCAAAACCAAAGTGTAATCTACTTTGTTGTGGAACTAAAATGTTTAAGTTCTTGTCCCACCAACTTTCATAAACAGGATGATTACTCACACCATAATAAGAAGATACAAAAGCATTTTGATAGTTATTTGGTAAAAAGTCGTTTGCTGGAATTCTATTGCTTCTATCAACATACCAATTTATTTCTATGTTTGGGTTTCTTGGAACCATTCCACAACCTCTTTGGTCGCTTGGAAATAAAGGATTTACTACATCTGTTTGTGGTGGTGCTTCAACTCTTCGCCAAAGAACAGAACCTTTCCGTTTATCGTCTGGATTAAACACACTATCTAAATAGCATTGTCCCCACCATTTTAGATTAGTATTTGCTACTTCTCTTTCTGTTGGTGCTCCACCTCTTTCTGGGGAACCTTCTTCATAAAGACCAGAATAAACATCTCTTTCCCAAATAATCGCTATGTCTGTTATGATACAAGGTTTTTCTAAATACAAACTCCAAGTTCTACCTACAACATCACTACCATTGTAGTTTGTAATTTCAGTAGAACCAGCAGGCATAGCAAATAGAACACCAGTAGAATTTACCATTTGTGTTCCTTTCCACCGCCATTCATTATTTACTGCTGTTCTTGCTCCTGTATTACCTTGAACATCTCTGGTAAATGAGTTGTAGAGTGGAAAGTTCATTCCTAATGGAAATGCTGTGTCTATTGTAGCATAGTTAGGGTCAAAATGACCTGTCTGCCAACCAGAATAAAACATTCTGGGAACCATCATTTGTTTTAGATTTGCTTTTGGAATAGAGTTTAATTTACCAATAGTGTCGCTTAATGCTTTATCTATTCTTGTTCCGTCAATGGTAGAACCATCAACAAATTGTTCTTCTGTTATTTTTCTATTAGGTGGTTGTGAAGGCATTAGGTTTGTTCTCCAAAGATAGTAGTGTTAAAATGATTTCTTGTCGTAGTATTGAACCCACCATTAATAGAAACATCATTAGCAACACCAAGATTGTAAATAACATTTCCACTTGTTTGGGTTCCACAAAACCAACAACCAACAAAACTTATTTGGCAGTTTGCTCCTGAAAAAACATACCTGTCCGTTGAGTTCTGAATGTTATTCTCTTTTCTAAATACACAATTCTTAAACATTACTTTACTATCTTCATAAATAGTTAGTATTGGATTAGTTTTCCCTGAATAAAATTCTATGTTCTCAAAAATCAAAACGGAACTTTGAGTTCCCATTATTGTAATTGTGTCTGCTTTTGGTGTAAGAACAGAATAGTTGCTTCCTTGGAAAATAGAAACATCACCAGTTTGAGGCATAAATGTATCAACTAAATAAGTTTTATTTGTTAGAAGATAGTTCTTATTATTATTTAGTTGTGAAGTATCTAAAACTATGTTTTGACTTATGCCTTGTAAGTTTCTTACTTTCTGGTCTAATTGTAGTGTGTTATCTAAAATTACTGATTTATTGTCTTTTGTAGTAGGAGCAGAAACCTGTTGAGAGGTTGTATTACTATTCAATCCATTACCGCTAAATCTAATAACGGGCATTATTGTGCTCCTCTATCACTTCTCCATCTTCTACGAGCATCACTTACAACTCTGAATGAAGAACGAAGTTTATTGATTAATAACTTGGTTGCTATGCTTTGGCAATAACCATAGAGGGTAATGTAGAAACTTGTTCCTTTTGTTCCAGTTGAGAAACTGGTTGGGTAATAGTCCTCTCCGTCTATTAGAATAGTTCCGCCTAATGTTTGTGGTGGAACATAATTTAGATTAGCATAAGTAGCAGAAGGATTACCAAAGATTTTTGGTTGGTTTTGATTTACGACATTTGTAAATTCTCCCTGTGAAACATCAATAACATTTACCAAACCTTCTTCGCTATTTACAAGTCCATCATTTATGGAAGGTGGGGTCATAGTCCAGTCGATTACTTGACCTTGATAGTTGTTGTAGTCGCTGGTAATCATAGCATTTATTAGTCCTCTATCACTGACCCATTCTTCTATTCCAGTTCCCAAGTTTGCTTTATTTGGATAAGGTCCATTTGAGAAGACATTTAGGAACCCGCCTCTTGCTTTGATTATTTCACCCTCTTCGCCTTGTTGTGGTGTTGATTGTAAAATCCACTCAATAGGATAAGAACCTTGACGAACAATAACTTCTTCTACATTTTCTTGTGTAGTCCAATCTCTTTCATAAGCACCAAATTCTTCTGCTATTACAACACAATTATTTGCTACACCATTTACTTCAATTGAATTTAGTGTCCATCCAACACCCATAGTATTCTTTAATGAATAATTCCTTGGTCTCATTATTAACCAAAATAATGGTTGAACTTGGTGAAGAACATTCAGATAATTACCAAAATAAGTTGGAACATAACTACCATCATAACGGATTTGTAGTTCATTATTATTAAAGACACGAATAATGTTTGTTGCTACTACTGGGATAGTCCAACCAAAATTGTCCGCAGAAGCAAGACGATTTGGATGCCAAATAACACTACAATAATTAGCAAACCCAGCATTAGTAAATGTTTCTATTTCCCAATACTGATTGTTAAATTCTATGTCTGCCTTAAATGAATTAATTGTTTGTCTTTGTGTTGTTGCTATTCCTACTGGAACAGCATAAAGAGGAGTGTTTGGTAATGGAGAGTTATTGAAAGCATAAACACTATCATTATCTCCCCAAATTCCGTCATAAATTTCTACTGGTTTTCCTAAAACAAGTTGGAAATCTTTTGTTGCTGGTTCATTTAGAATAACTGCTTGTTTAGCATAAATCTTTTTATCTTCGTGGTAAGAAATACTAAAATCAGTTCCACCAGCAACTTTCCAACGATAAATGTTATTTGTTCTATTATTGTAAAAAACTCTGCTTTCTACTTCGTTTAGAACTAATGCTCCTGTGTCTTGAACTTGTCTTTCCAAGTTTATGATAAATAAGTCATCACCATTATCAACTAAACGGAAATCGTCTTGTAGAACTGAATACTGGGTGAAACTCCAAGTTGTAGGTGTTTCTTTTTGGGTTATTGTTGTATCCCAAGACCAAATGCTAAACATTTTAGCAGCATCAATAACCCAAGACATCTTTTGTTCTGGAACTACAACATAAACTAAACTATTAATTGGGTTCTTCGCAAAGTGAAGACCTTTTAGTTTCTTCCAATCATAGTAAATTTTTGGTTGTGGATTAGATAGATTAGAATAACCTTGTTCGTCATCTCTATCATAATAGGTTAATGGTTCTTCAATAAACCTACGGAATAGAGGACGGATAGGGTCTGCTATGTCTGAAAGAGAAGAACCATCACTAACATAAATACCTGTGTCGTCGCAGAAATAAAGTAAGTTTTCTACTTTCATTTTTGCTTGTGAGTTCAGACAACCAAAGTTAGAGTTAATTTTGATTGTTCTACCACTTGTTTGTATTTCACTACCAACAGAAGGTTGATACATAAATGTTTCACTCTTCGTAAAAATGAGTAGAACACCATTTATTTCGCTTATTGCTGTTATTGGGTTATCTGTTGGAATAGATAAAATGTTGTCTGCTATGATTGCTGAACCATTGAAAGTGTCGCTGAAATAAATGCTTCTTCCGTATGCCATAGCAATACGATTATTTATTGCTGTAATGTCTGTTGGAACTGGAAATTCACTTTGGTTTAGATAAACAAAACCACCTACTAATAAACCTTCACCAGCAGAACATTTCTCAATAAAACCACTTTCACTCCAACCTATTCTTCCCGCCATACCACCAAGAGTGTAAGAATAGGCACCTAAAAAGGTTGTTTCTACTTGTGTATCTGGTGGAGCATCAAAGACAACTGGACGATAAGCATAAAGACCTAATTGTTGTGTTCCAAAATAAATAACATCTCCAAGTGTAGGAGAGTTTAGTTCCGCCCAATAAAAAGGGTCTTCTATTTCAGGGTTAATAGGGAAGACCTTTGTGTGTGTTTGTTGGATTAAGTCCCTATCATAGAAACCAAGTTGCTGTTCCATAGGGATAAAATCTTCTATTTCACTTGTCTTTCCACCAATAACTTGTTCGTAATGTCTATTTGTATCTATGTCGTAAATAACAACAACATACTGATAAGTTTGTTCTGGAATAACAACATAATCATCTACTTGGTAAATGTTTCCTTCACCTTGATTTGTGTTTCCGTCTGCTCCGTCTCTATTTAGAACTGAAATTTGTGCTATGAATAGAGAGAGAATTTGTCTATTACCAAAACTGGTTGTGAAAGAACAAGAACCAAGTTGTTTGTAATAACCTCTATTTTCACTATTTAATGAAACATTTTTACTAACTAAATTGTAGGATGTGTTATGAGAATAAACACGACCAAAACCTTCTCTAACCTTCCAAGTATCTGGTGGTAGAGAATAGCAGTTCTTCACATAAGAACCTCTTTCTGGTTCTTGATAAACCACACCAACGGGCATTATGTCTGCTTCGGTTGTTGTCGCCATTTAATAAACTCCTAATAATAATAAACATCGTGGTCTTCTACCAACACTCTATTATTCGCTCGCATCTGGCGACCAAACTGGATGTATTCCATAAATTCTGCTGTTCTTTTTTGTAGTTGTGCTTCTGCTGCTGGTGCTAATGCTCCATCTCTAATAGCATAATTTCTGTAAGCGAGAAGAGGGATTAGGTCGTGATAAATAACAAGGTCATCTGGTGTAGTTGTAGCATTTAGATTAGTCCAGAATGAGTTAGAAACTTGTTTTACACCAAGAATAGTGTAGTTCCCTTGTGGGGCACCAGAGAAAAACATTAAAGTATTTTGTAGATAATAAGTTGGTGCTGCTAATAGGTCTGGAACATAAAGGTCATTGTAAGAACCTGCTGCTCGTAAAATTTGTAGAATGTTTGATAGGTCGCCAAGGACTTGTGTTTGGACTACATCAGTAATGTGTAATGCTCCTCTATTATTTGTGAAAGCAAAGTTTCCCAAAATAGGTTGAGGACCACCAGTAATAATCGGATTTGCTGAAAGGTCTATTTGATTTTGAGTTGTAAGAGCAAGAGAAACCAAAGGTTCAGCAAAGGTCTTTGGGTCTATTTGTGTTGCCATTTCTCTAAATTGGTCGTATCCAATTTGTAAATACAAACTAACATCTGTGTCTGTTAGAAAGGTTTTATTTGGTTCATCTACAAATTGTCTAAATAATCTTGCTATTTGCTGAATAGTCATTTATTACCCTCCTACTCCACCCATTCTTGGATTAACTCCTGCCTTACCATAGTTGCTTATTCCATCGTCTGCTACTGGTGTTTTTGGAAGAGTTGCTTTTGTTAGTTCGCTAATCATTCTCTCTTGTTCCCCTTGAACCTCTTGCTTACCAAATGAAGCGAGAGATTGTAGTTGTGCTTGTGGAGAGTTCATACCAGCAACAATGTTGTCGTATTGTGCTCTCTCTTCTGCCTCTTTGGGGAATACTTTATTTCTTTGTAGGTTTTTGAGTGCCTCTGGTGGTTGTCCGAAACTTGCCATAGAGTTGAAGGCATCACTAATGTAGTCCTGAATAGACATAGGTAATGTTTGGAACTCATCACTCTTAATGTATTCTTGGAACACCTTGGCGAAGGTCTTGGTATCATCTGTGTTGTAGATTTCGATTTGTGCTCCCTGTTTAATAGCATCAATTAATTGTTTTGCTTCGCTGGTTGCTGCCATCTTATCAATAATTCCAGACATTCCACCTGTCTTGAATGAAAGTTCTTTGAGTGCTTCTTCTGGTGGGATTAGACCAAGTTGTAGCATCTCAATAACCTTCGCATCTTTATCTGGTAGTTCGCTACGGAATAGAGAGTTTGCTTCAATAAAGACCTCTGGAAACTCTACAAGGTCTTCGTCTTTGATTTCACGGAATACTGCTCCACCTGTATTGTCTAACATTCTCATAAATGTTGGTTCATTGTAGTATGTCTTCATCATAATAAGGACACATTCCGCCATTTTCTTGACTGCTTGTTCTATGCTTTGTTGTGTTAGTTGTAGTTGGGAAGCATCGCCTTGTTGTAGTGCCTCTATGCCCTTACCAGACACAATACCAACCGCTCTTTTACCAATAGAGACAGAGTGAATGCCTGAAACATCAAACATTTCTGCTTGAACTCTTTGGATGTTATCTAACACATAAGCAGGGATAGGTTCGCCTGCTACTTGTTCTGGTTTTCCACCAGCAGGATTGTAATAAACTTTTTCACCAGCGGTGTTTGTAATTGCTTGTGCTGAAACACCAGCGGTCTTTGGAATTAACCATTTTGGATTAGACATAAGTTCGACATTATCAAGAATTTGATTACGGAACTTATTGTAGGAATTTTGTAAGTCAATAAGAGGTTGGATTAAACCAACACCCCATAGACGATTTGGGATTTCTGTGTAGCGAATGTGTTGAACTGGAAAACAACCTTCTGGGTATTCGCCCTTAAATAAGTAAGTGTTGTTAGTTAGAACCGCATAACGACCATCTTTCCAGTATGCTTCATAAACCTCAACTCTATTTGGAGGAACTGAATAAGAAGCGGTCTCGCCTTCTTTGGTTGTGGTGTAATCGCCTGATGTTGTAGCAAGGTCTTGTATTTCTTTCTTCTTATCTGGGTAAGCAGAGATTAGAGTTGCTTTCTTTACGAATGAACGAACAACAACCCAATCACTTTCCTCTAAACTTGTTGCTCCTTTCTCAAAGAAAAGGTCATAAGGACTAATTGCTTTGCTACAAACCTTCTTTTTGTCTGGGTCAAAGTAAGTTTGGATGCCTACATTTCCAGTAGAAACTAACCACTCAATAGCATTTTGTAGAACAAGTTTAATGTTCTCTTGCGACCAGTAATAACGAAGGGCAAGTTCGCTTGCTTGTGCTTTAATAATGTCGTCATAGTTAGGAGAGGCAGGAAGAACTGCTACACTTGGGTATGAAGTTGCTAAACGAGAAACAACTGACCGCCAAAGGTTTAGAATAAGGTTAATAACAACTCTATTTCTACCTCTTTGTGATTTTGATTGAGCGAAACGAGTTAGGTTGCGGTCATAAACAAGGTATTGCCTACCCTCTAAATAATAAAGGCATAAGTCAAACATCGTCATAACAGAGGACTTATCTACCTTGCTTTCACTTATTTTATTAGCAAAATCTTCTGGGTAATCTTCGTCTGCTCCGTTAAGTCCAAGTTGATTATCAAGGACTTTTTTATTCATTACACTATTAAATGCCATAGGGTTCTTCCTTCTTTTTTATGCGAAACCTTTTACACCGCTTCCAGAAACCTTGTTTCCTGCTTTACCCATTATGTCTGTTTCACCAGCATTCTTAACTCCTGCGATTGTATTACTACCACCACCAAAAGTATCCATCCCGCCAACAACCGATTTTGCTAATCCTGCTGTTTGTTGTAATGCTTTGCCTACATTTGGTTTTTCTTTCATTGCTTCACCAGCAACACCGCCTACTGCTCCACCAATAGCAGAACCCGCTGCGAAACCTGCTGGTGCTCCTGCTCCTGCGGTTGGAATACCAGCAACAAGAGCACCAATAATTCCACCAAGAAGAGAACCAGCACCTTGCGAAGTTGCCGCTCTGGTCTCACCTTCCGCTTCTGCTTGCTTTTCCATCATTTGTTTTGCTGCTTCTTGCTTTGCTTTTGCTGCTTCAAGTTCAGTTTGACCGCCTGCTTGTGGTTGTCCTGTAAATCCGTATGCCATTATTTTTGTTCTCCTTCATAAGTTCCACCTTTCTGGCGGTATTTAGTATCTAACCAAGTAAGAGAGGCAGTTGAAGGGTGGTCTGGAAATTTCTTCTTTGCCGAATACTCTAAACGAGAATAAAGACGGGTATTTACAGGTTGCTTACCAGAAGGCATAAGAGATTTTGCCGCTTCCTGTCTTGCCGTTAATGCTTCCTGTAAAGACCCTGCCATAATTATTTACCTTTCTTTGTTGGTTTTGTTGGTTTCATTGGACTATTTGGTTTTCCTTTTCCGTAATTCATTTTTTACCCCTTTTTTGTTTGCTTATTTCTATTGCTGCGAGTTGTTTAATTGCCTTTTCTCTGGTGTCGTGTTCTCCTAACACCTCTTTACCTTCGCTATCTAAAACTTGGTATTTATTTCCCTTTTTTCTTATCATTTTTGTTCTCCGCTGAACCATAATTTCCAGCGAGTAAGTTAAGAACTGCTGAAATAACACCCTCTCCCTTTGCTAATGTAGGAGAAAGAGCGACTATGTGTGGTAAAAGGACTAATAACAAACTGCCGATTATTCCTTTATTCTCTACAATCCAGTCCATAGTTCCTCCTTAATTAACAACGATGGCATTTGCCATAACATAAGCACCAGTTAGAGAACCGCCTGCTCCGTTGTCTTGTAGAACGAATGCTACTCTTGTTGCTCCAATTGCCTCAAATGTAGATGTTCCAAAAGTGATTTCTGTATTTGCTGCTCCTGATGAGGTTAGAGACATTAAACCTGCTGTGGTGTCTGTTTTCCAACCAATAGTAGGATAGAACCAAGAAACTCTCCAACGAGCGGTTTTTGCTGCTCCTGCTTCATTAACCAAGAATACTTGGGAGAGTAGTTTTACTGAACGATTAGAATTTGGTAGGTCAAACTGAACGGCAAAACCATCTTCTGCTCTTCTTCCGTCGCCTGTTCCTAATGTTTGTGCCTCAAATAATAGTTGATTATCTCTCCACCAACCAGTAGTCATAGTAATCTTCTGTGTTGTATCAGTAGAATAATAATAAGAAAACATCATTTGCTTTCCATCTACTCTTGTTAAAGTAATAACACCAAGAGAAGCGGTTGCTGTGTAAGCACCTACTCCGTATGCTGTATTTAATGATGTCGCCCAAGCAGAAGCAATAGCGGTTGCCGCTGTCGCTGCTGATGTTCCTGCTCCTGTTGTGTAGGAAAGTGTTAAACCTTCAATAACAGCAACAATCGCTTTTGTTCCAGTAGCAACACCGCTAATGGTAAATGTGAAAACATTAGTAGGTGAAGTAGCATTGGGATTTTTAACACTTTGGACTACATTAGACATTGCCGTCATTCTAACAATGTCGTTTGCCTGTAAGAATTTTAATTGGTCATCTTTCATTTCTAATTTACTCCTTTGTTATGTCGCTTACTGATTTTTCACTCCACATCTTACAAGACCAATAAGCGGGAGTAGTTGGGTCATTTTGACTTTCGCACTTATGTCGTGCTCTAAAACTCTTTCTTCGTTCTGGGTCGTCTCGCTTGATTTCCATTTCTGGGTCTCCAAAGCGAACAATAACCACTTTGCCTTCTTTGTTCTTCACATAGACAGCAAATTTCTTTGGACCTTCTGGTGTCCTAAATGGTTTATTTAGTGCTGCTTCTCTTTTTGCTTCACTCATCTAATCTTTACATCCTACAAAACTTTTGTTGCTGTAATAATAATACTTGGTGAGGCAGGATAAACTGGTGCTACTCCTGCTGGTA